TTGAATATTATGTTGAAGGTGCAGCAGGAGATCCGTTAGCAATTCCTCCTGTTCCTGCAGGAGATAACACATATTATAATGTTAGGATTATACCACAACAAACTAATCCTAATACAGTAACATTCACTGCTGGAAATCCAGGAATTATTTCTGGTTATTACAGAGGTATATTTAATGATAGTCTTACAACTAGAGCACCTGATGGAAACTTAACTACAATTACAACTTTGGGTGAACCACAGGGTTCTGTTTTCACTAAAGTTAATCGTAGTTCTGTATATGAGGTTATTTCTTTTAAAGCAGATACAACAAGAAGTAGGACATTTACTTATTTGGCTGAAGCATACGATCCATTATTTCCAAATACTGTAATCGCCTCACAAACATATACAATTTTAGCTCAAGATACAAATTGGACTCCAGGACAACTAGCACTAAAGGAATTGGTTTCATATGCCAGCAGTAAGTAGATTGGGAGATATGAGCACTGGTCACGGATGTTTTCCTCCGACTGCTCTTATTCAAACTCCTGTTTCTAAAACATTTTTTAATGGAATTAAACCTTCCGTTATTAATTCAGGATGTCAACACGCTACTCATTGCTGTGGGATAGTGTGTCATGGTGGTACAGCTAGGTCACCCTCGACTGGAGCAAGTAAGACTTACATCGAGGGATTTTTAGCAGCTAGAATAGGAGATAATATTGCATGCGGTGACGCTATTGCTGAAGGATCTCCAAATTCTTTCATAGAATAACCTAAATAAAGAATATGGCAAGAAATACAAGAATTTTCTCGGATATCGACCTTAATTTCACTGCACACCCAGTGACTAAAGATATTACACGCAGAAACGACGATAACGCAATTAAACAATCTCTTAGAAATCTTCTTTTAACAAGAAATTTTGAGAGACCATTTCATAGTGAAATTGGATCTCCAATTCGCTCGCTTTTATTTGAACCTGTTGGTCCAATGTTTGTTGTTATGATGCAACGAGCGATTATAGATGTAGTTAATAATTTTGAACCAAGAGTTGAAATTTTAGATGTTTCAGTAAACGATTCTATAGACGCTAATGCTGTCTATATTACATTAGAATTTAAACTTGTAAATACCGAGAGACCGATATCTCTCGACCTAGTATTAGAGAGAACTCGATAAATGGCTAATAATAATAAAAGAATTCAAGTCGGAGAATTAGACTTCGATGCGATTAAACTTAATTTAAAGAACTTCTTAAAAGGACAGTCAGAGTTTTCAGACTATGATTTTGAAGGATCTGGTCTATCTACGCTAATAGATCTTTTAGCATATAATACTCATTATAATGCTATCTACAATAACTTAGCTGTAAATGAAATGTTCCTTGATTCAGCTAGTAAAAGAGCGTCTGTTGTATCTTTAGCAAAAATGCTTGGTTATATCCCAAGATCTGCTAAATGTTCTACTGCTATAGTGAACGCTACAGTAACAGCACCGACATCTACACCAGCAACTGTTACTATTCCTAGATTACAACCATTCACAACTTCGATTGATAATGTATCATATACATTTTACAATCTATCTGCTCAAACAGTTACTACTAGTAATGGTGGTTCATATACATTTTCTGATTTAGTTTTATGCGAAGGAACACCACTTCAATACAAATATACTGTAGCTCCAGGTGTTCGTTACATTGTTCCTAATGCAAATGTTGATTTAAGCACATTAACTGTAAGTGTTCAAGAAACTTCTACATCAGATGTTTATGAAGTATTTTCTAGAGCAGAAGATTTAACAGATGTCACTGAATTATCTCATGTATATTTTATTAAAGAAATTGATGATGGTTTATACGAAATTTCTTTCGGTAATGATAATCTAGGTAAAGCACTTTCAAATGGTAATGTTGTTACATTAGATTATATGGTTTCTTCTTTAGAAGCACCAAACACTGCTAGCAGTTTTACATATGGTGGTGTTAGTATTGCTGGCAGTAGTTTAACAGTTGTTACAACATCTGCTGCTTCTGGTGGTGCTGAATCTGAATCAATTGACGAAATTAAATTTAATGCTCCAAAATATTACGCAGCTCAAAATCGTGCTGTTACACCAGACGATTATGCAGCACTAATTACTAAAAATTTCCCAGACGCAGATACTATTTCTGTTTGGGGTGGGGAAGATAATAATCCGCCAGTTTATGGTAAAACATTTATTTGTGTAAAACCAAAAGAAGCGAGTAAACTAACAAATTTACAAAAAGAGTTTATTAAGAATAATATTTTACAATCTAGAAATATTGTTTCTATTACTCCAGAAATCGTAGATCCAGAATTTTTTAATATTAAAGTCACATCGTTTGTATACTATAATCCAAGAGCAACAACTAAAACCCCAACTCAAATTGAAACATTAGTTAAAGATGCTATTTTAAGATATAATGAAGAAGAACTCACTCGTTTTGATTCTGTTTTAAGATATTCTAAACTTGTTCGTATTATTGATGAAACCGATCCAGCGATTACTAATAACATCACTCGTATTATGATTCGTCATCCACATCAAGTTACATATAATATTGCAGCACAATATGTATTAAATCTTATTAATCCAATTTCTCAAGATGGTGGTAAACAAGGTGAAGTGTTTGCTTCAACTGGATTCTATATTCCAAACAGTAACGAGGTTCATTATCTAGATGATGACGCAAAAGGTAATATTCGTTTATATTATACAAACTCAGCTTTTGAAAAAGTTATAGTAAATCCTACTGTTGGTAGTATTAATTATGAAAAAGGTGAAGTAGTTGTTAGAAGTTTAACAATTCGTGCTTTAGATGGTCCATTCTTCGAGTGGCAAGTTAAACCAGAATCATATGATGTGGTATCAGCATTAAATCAGATCGTTCAAATCGATCCAGAATACTTAACAATTAATGCTATTGCTGATAATACAATTAATGGCGATTTACAAGCAGGTTACAATTATACATTCCAATCTATTAGATCATAATGGTTGCACCACTAATTAAAAGAACACCGATACAGTCGGTTGTAAAAAATCAACTCCCTGAGCATATCAGGGAAGATTATCCTACATTCGTCGCATTCGTAGAAGCATATTATGAATATATGCAACGAAATGGTGTAGACCTTAAACAAATTCGTGATATTGATGAAACACTAGAAGATTTTATAGGGCAATTTAAAAAAGAGTTAGCCCATAATTTACCAATTGTTGTTGAAGATGAAAGATTTTTATTATCAAGAATAAAAGATCAATATCTTTCTAAAGGTTCTGAAGCATCTTATAAACTTTTATTTAAATTATTATTTGGTAAAAATGTAGAATTAACATATCCAGGTCGTTCAATGCTTGTAGCATCAGATGGCAGATGGAATCAAGAAATTTCTGTATTTGCTCAAATTGATTACGGTAATCCAGAAGATATTGTAGGTAAACTTGTTGACATTCAAACAGCTGGTCGTATTCTTAGAGTATTAGTTGATAGAAAAGAAGAGTTAGTTGGTGAAGTTGATCGTATTGTTAAAATTGGTAAATCTTTTGAAATACAAACAACAGCTTCATCTGGATCTACAACATTAACAGTAGCAAGTCCAGCTGGAATTGAAATTAATCAACTTGTTACTGGAACTGGTATTCCTCTTGGAACCAGAGTGACAAAAGTTGAAGGTTCAATAATTACAATATCAAAAGCAACAACTGCTGTTGTAAATAATCTTCTTATTTTTTCAAATGAACTATATGAATTCTTTTTAGATAAAAGATTTTTTGGTGTTGTTAATCCAGGAGATTTAATTAAGTATAGAGATGAGTTTCAAGCAAGAATAGTACCAGCTACTCAAAAATTAGCTATAACACAACCAGGAAAAAACTTTAGAGTTGGACAAGTTTTTGAATTAAGATCTGGATCTGGTACTGGTGCTTTAATGAAAGTTACCTCTACATCAGATAATGGTGGTATTAAATACGCAGAATTTATTAAATTTGGTCTTGGATATAATGCAAATTTTGCACTTTCTATTCTAGCAACAAATGATGTTATCTCATCAAGTACAGTTAATATTGTTGGTACTTCTACATTAACTCAACTTAATACATATGAGTCATCAACTTCTGGAACAATATCTGCAACAACATCTTCTACTTCTGTTACTGGAGTAGGAACTAATTTTGGACAGGTTGGTGGTGTTCAAGTTGGAGACGAAATTTGGACAACTGACGCAACACCAAATTTAGTTGGTATTGTTAAGACTGTTACAAGCACAACTGCATTAACTCTTGTTGGGTTGCCAGCAGAACATGGTTTAGGAATAACAAGTAATTATTCTGGTGGTTATGTTTTTAGAAATAAAAGAAGTGTTGGTTCTTTATATGCTCCAGGTGGAACTCAAGGATACACATACACTCCAACGATTTCAGATAGAACAGAAGGGTTTAGTGAACAGGGATATGTAAACTTAGCAGATTATGTTACATATGAATATGTAGATGGCACTTACGCTGGTTCTGTTCTTCGTGAATTTTCATTAAACTTTAGAAATGCTCAAGTTAATGCAGATGATCCTGCAGTTATTGCAATTGATCTTGGTGCTATAGTTCGATATCCAGGATTTTTTGAATCTAATAATGGTTTCGTAAGTGATAGTATTTACATTCAAGACTCTCGTTATTATCAAGCATTTTCATATGTTGTTCGTATTGATGAAAAATTATCATCATATAAATCTGCAGTTAAAACCATGCTTCATCCAGCAGGTATGGCTTTATTTGGAGAATTCCAAATAACTAATGAGTATGATTTAAGTGTAGAGCTAGAATCATTAGTTAAATCTTTAGGTATCGGTCTTGAAGATGGATTTTCAGTTCTTGATTCAATTTCAGACATTAGTATTTACTCAGGTAAGGTTATTTTTGATACTCTTGATACCCCCAATGATGAAGCAATTCTTAAAGTATCGTTTAAAACATTTGATGATTCCGTATCACAAACAGATTCTACCACTTTAAATATTGAAAAACTATTTAATGGTACATCTTTAAATTATGATGGAGTTGCAGAGGGACAATCTGTAACTATGTTATCTACTTCTACTACTCTTGATGTAAGTAAATCTTTAGAAACAACTTACACTGGAATGGTAGATGAGTTTACACATTTAATTGACAAATCACTGTCAGATTCATTTGCATTAGCAGATGTAACTAGTATAGGAGCAACTAAATATCTGGAGACTCAGTATTCAGGATTAAGTTTTACTGAATCTGGACAAGTTTGGTTAAATCCTTACGCTGAAGAAGACTATTTCTTAACTCCAACAGATTATAATGAATTTGTTGGAGAAACATTTTAACAAAGGAGATTCTATGAACTTAGAACAAATCACAGAAAAATTAAAAGCCACTGGTATGGTTCATGTCACTCACACTAAAGCCACTGGCGAAACTGTTGAGTTTGATGTACCAAACCTAGTTGTTACTACTGGTAAAAATTATATTGCTGCAAAAATTGTTGCAACTACTAACTCTCCAGTATCCATGACTCATATGGCTATCGGTACTGGCACTGGTACTCCAGCTGCAGCAGATACTACTTTAGGAACTGAAGCAGGTCGTGTAACTTTATCTGGATCTACAGTTTCTACAAACACTGTAACTTATACTGCTACTTTCCCAGCAGGAACTGGTACTGGTGCGATCACTGAAGCAGGTATTTTTAACGCATCAACTTCAGGAACAATGCTTTGTCGCACAACTTTCCCAGTTGTTAATAAACAAGCTGGTGATAGTATTGCTGTTACTTGGGTTGTTACAGTAAGTTAATTTTTAAATTAGGGTTCTAGTATGGCTCATGTTACAGGACATTCATCTCTTATAAAAACTATTCTGCATAAATCTTTAGCAGAAGGTGTTTATAGAGATGTAACAACAAGAAGTTCTAACTATTATTATTTTTTAGGAAAGACTTTATCTTGGCAAGATGAGTTGAACCCTCCATATCCAATTGATAGTTTTGCTTATGAACGAGCAGTTCGTAATGAAATTATTACAATGAAACAAATTGGACCATCAGATGTATCATTTGTAGTTCCTCGTAGAAATTGGAATTCTGGTAGTGTTTATGATATGTATGATGATGAGTATTCTAATCAAATCATAGGTCTCAATATTGTTTCTGGAGGATCTGGCTATAATACATTACCTACTATAACTATAACAGGTGGTGGCGGAACAGGTGCTTCTTTCACACCTGTAGTTTTAGAAGGACAAATTATTGATGTTGATCTAGTTTCAAAGG